GGGGAATCCCAATCAGCGAAGCACAAATCGCAGAGATTAATAGCAATCTTGCCGCACTTCAGAATCAGCTAGAGGCCTATGAGCCACATAAGGTGCAGGAACACCTGCTTAAGCATAAAAAGGTTCTAGAGCGTAAGATGTTGGTCACAAACACGATTGCTGATCTAAACTTAGAAATTGAAAAAAACAAGCTGGCATCTGAAAAGCTCCATCATGAGATTAAGAGACTTACAGCGCAGCTTGATGAATATGATCAAAACAGAGAGGCCATTGAAAACCTGGAAGAGCTAACAAGCATGCAGAAGACGCTCAGCTTTAACTTAGCCTCAAAGAATAAGCAGCTTGAATCATGTGAAGAGCAGATTCTAGAGCTTGTAAAAGCTAACGGCTCTTTAGAGCAGAAGGTACAAGCTATTCGTGAAGACAAGAAGGAGAGATTGGATCTACAAGAAGAGTTTGCAGCTTATGATTTGTTCATGCGCTGTATGCATTCTAATGGTATTGCCTATGATATCATCAAGAAAAAGATACCAGTCATCAATCAAGAAATTGCAAAGGTTCTTACAAACATCACCAACTTTGAAGTATTCTTTGAGGACAACGGTAAAAAGTTTGATATCTTTATCAAGCATCCAAAACACGATGCTCGCCCCATTGAGATGGCATCAGGCGCCGAAAAAACCATGGGTGCTATGGCTATCCGTCTAGCAATGTTGTCCGTGTCTTCGCTGCCAAAGGGCGATTTGTTTGTTCTAGATGAGCCGGGTACGGCCTTGGACGAAGACAATATGGAGGGCTTTATTCGTATCTTGGAACTAATTAAGGTGTACTTCAAAAATGTCTTGTTGATTTCGCATCTTGATTCTCTTAAGGATTGTGTAGATATGCAAATCGTCATCGACAAAAATAATGGGTACGCCAAAATTAACCAGTAAATGGTGGAGGTGTATATGATGGCAGCAGCAAAAGCAAAGTTAGATGCATTAGTCGAAAAGATGATTTCCCGCAAGTTTATGGTGTGGTTAACAGCCACAGGCTTAATGGTATTTGCAGGTTTAGAATCGTCAGACTGGGTTATTATCTCAGGAATTTACATTGGCGGCCAGACCGTCATTGATGGAATTGCAAAGCTCAAGGGCGTATAGTGAATTTTATTACGGTGAAAAAAACAGTATTACAGTTTTCTTTAAAACATTGGAAAGAAATTTTACTGGTTGTATTGTCAGCAGCAATCTTTTTTAAGATGCAGAGCGATATGAACGAACTGCAAAAGGCTTATGACACAGCAAAGCAGAGTTACGAGCAGCAAATCGAAGGAATGCAAGACATTCACAAAGAAGAATTAAAGGCTCGCGAAGAGGCCTTGCAAAGATACGAAGAAGAAGTAGAAAAGATCCGTAAAGAATACCAGCGGGATTTAGAAAAGATTGAAAAAGATGCACGGCAAAACCAGCAAGATCTTGAAGAGAGCCATACAGAAGCGCCACAAGAAGTAATTGACGAAATTATAAGTCAATTTGGATTTGAGTATGTGGAATAAAATTACACAAATATTGGTTTTAAGTTTAGCTCTGTGCGGTACTGCGCAAGCAGAGGACACAGTAACTACATCTCCAGCCGGCCAGTTTACAATTCTAGATGCATCTCAGCGAGCCCCGTTCCGAGGAACACTATTTGACCCATCAGCTACAGCATATATACTAACAATTCAGCCACGCCTTGAAGCAGAGTTTAAAATTGAGCTTGACTATCAACTTTCAGAACTTAGCGCAAAGCACCAGCTAGAAGTAGATAATTTCACTGCCCGTTATGACGCGCTCAGTGAAGAGTATCGTATAAGAATTGAGGCCAAAGACATGGAGATCGCACAACTAAATGATTCTCTTTCTAAGCTAAGTCGTAACGACCGTCACTGGTTTGTTATCGGAGGTTTTGCAATTGGTGTTGGAGTAACAGCAGGAATTGTAGCCGCTATCAACTCTGCGAGTAAATAATGAGTGATAAAGACTGGGATAAGCTAGCTGCTTTTGAAAAGGCGATACGTCAGAAATATGGCGAAGAAGCAATCCAGAATCCAAAAGCAAACTGGGACGAAGAAAAAGAAAAAGAGTACATGCGGCAACAAAAAGAAATGTACTCTAAAGAGCTACAACAGTCTAGCATTACAGAAAAAGTAGATGTTGGCGGTTTTTTAGTTTCACAAAAACTACTTAATAGAGATTCTAAAACCCCTTGTCCAGTTTGCGGTAAGATATTTTTTAAATCTACAGATGATGTCTGTATGACAAAATATGAATGCTGTTTTGACTGTTATGTCAAGTGGGTAGAAGGTCGCGAAGAACGATGGCTTAAAGGATGGAGACCAGATGAAATTCACAATCGCAGAACTTAAACAAATTATTAGAGAAGAAATGAAGCAGGTGCTTGAGTTTGACGCCACCGCCGCCGCAGAGGTCGACGGAAACATCGATGATGGACAAGAAACAGCACAAAATATTGCTTCGGATGCCATATCAGATATTGAGCGCGCCGCGTCAGCTTCTGGCCTCTCTGTCGATCAACTCATTCAAATGGTCGTGACTCACCTTGCTGGCCAACAGTAAGATCTACCATTAAGCAAAAAGTATACTATTTAATAGAAGGAAACAAATACAATGGCTACAACACTAGAAATTATCCAAGGAATCCAGCAGGCTGCCGCTAATGCCTACGATGGTGCCCTGGATGAGAACGGCGATCCTGTTAAGGTTGGCCTCAAGCGCGAAGAAGGCAACCCCCTTATTGATCATCGCGTAATGGATGGGTTTAATGTGGGCTTCTCTGGTAAGAGAATGTGTCTTTCCTATCACGCAGAAGTTCGACTAAAAGAAGTTTACGGTGGCAACTTTGAGTCTGATACTGAGCAGATGATCGAAGACATTGCAGGTTTCCTAAAGAAAGAATACAGGAAAGTAACTGGCAACAGCTTGTCACTTAAGGCCGTTGGAGAATGCGACATGATCGTTCAAAACACATCAAAGGTCCGCACCTGGGTCCAGGCACGTAAGCACTATGAAATCGGTTCACTTAGTGAAGTCGAAAATGTTCCAATGGAAGACGATCCAGAGCGCGAGATTGATCCTGATTTTGAAAAGTTTGTTGCTCTTGGCGGCCTTGGTAAGAGAGCAAAGAACGATAAGCGATAGCCTAATGGCAACTCATGGCTCCTCTGTCTAAACAACAACAAATTAAAGAAATCATAAAGAGTGGAAAAGACCCAAGCTATTTTCTTAGAAATTACGCTAAAATCTCGCACCCTCTACATGGTTTGATTCCTTTTAAAACTTATGGATTTCAAGACGATCTGCTGGATGATTTTAACGATTATCGTTTTAATGTTATTCTAAAGGCGCGCCAGCTAGGTATATCTACAATCACAGCAGGCTACATTGTTTGGCTTATGATGTTTCACCGAGACAAGAATGTCTTGGTAATGGCAACTAAGTTTGGAACTGCAGCAAACCTTGTAAAAAAAGTAAAAGCAATCGTTGAACACTTGCCGCCATGGATTAAGATTGCTAACATTAAAATTGATAACAGAACTTCTTTTGAGTTAAACAACGGTTCGCAAATTAAAGCTTCCTCGACTTCGTTTGACGCTGGTCGTTCGGAGGCTTTGTCTCTCTTGGTTATTGATGAGGCCGCCCACGTTGACGGCCTTGAAGAGTTGTGGACTGGTTTGTATCCTACACTATCTACTGGTGGTCGATGTATTGCACTATCAACTCCGAATGGAGTTGGAAATTGGTTTCACCAAACGTACATTGATGCAGACGAACAGAGAAACGATTTTCATCCAACATGCTTATCATGGGATGTTCATCCCGAGAGAGACCAAGCGTGGTTTGAAAAAGAGACAAGAAACATGTCTCGTCGTCAAATTGCACAAGAACTTGAATGCAATTTCAACACATCAGGCGACAGCGTAATTCATCCCGATGACATTAACTTTTTGTTAGAAAACACAAAAGAGCCAAAGTACCAAT